CTTCTTGAGGGCATTGTTGCGCCGGCTCAACTCGGTCAGCGCTTCACCGATCACGTTCTGGTTCGCCGCGAGGGTATCATAGGTATCGGCGAGCTGACCCCGAGTCGCGTCGAAGCGTTCGGCGGTGCGGTCGGCGTCGGCACCTTGCATCGACTGGAGCGAGCCGAAGACGCCGGTGATGACCGCAGTGATCAGGGCGGCCCGGTGGCTTGTGCTCAACGGCCGGACCGGCTCGGCGATAGTGTCCTCAGAGTTCACAATCGGCATGCTATCCCCTCGGAGGCGGCGGCAGGAAGTAGCGGCCGACCATCTCCCAGAGACCGACCGCGGCGGCGCCGAGTACAAACCCGTGAGTGATGGCTGTGACCGGCGGCCGACCCGCGGCGAAGACCGTGCCAATGCTAAACAAGATCCCAAGTGCCGGCGCGATCCATGGGGTGTATTCGGCCGGCACATTCCGGAAGGCTTTGAGTCGACGGGCGCCGAAGACGAGAAGCATGAGGAGAAGGCCAGTGGCTACCCCATACTGTTTCTTTCGGAAGGCGTCGACCATCAAGGTCGCGAGGTCAAATGCCTCGGCGGGTGAGCTGATCTCGGTCCGACCTTCGGGGGGAATGGGTGGATCGGCCGATGCCGAGATCGGCATGAGAAGGAGGGCGATGATGATGGATCGGAAGATCATTATAAACCTCTCGTCAACAAAGGGATTGAACTACTGAGAAAATATTTATATATTATATCACAAGATGGTTGACAACCCTTGGCAAAACTGAACGGCGCATCAATGGGATTCTTCGATTACTTCAAGCGGAAACCACGGATCGCGCCCTACCTGCCGGCCGAACATCCGAACTATCGGGTGAGGGGTAATCGAGGCACCGTACTCTCGGGCGGCCGGATCTCTGGGATCGAGCAGAACCCCGAGGTCATCGGGGTCAACTGGATCACTGAATGCCAATCGATGCTTCGGACTGATCCGATGGTCGCCGTCAGCTGGCGGCTCATCAAGCAGACCCTTCTCTCGGCCGATTGGGAATGGATACCAGGCGACGAGGCCGACCCGGTCTCTCGGGAACTCGCCGACTATGCCAACCAGGCCTTCGGGTTCGCTGGCTATCCCGGCGAGATGTCGGTGAGCTGGGAAGCTCAGCTTGATTACCTGCTCGAGTATATCCCATATGGATATAGATATGCCGAAGAGCTTTACAGATACGGTCACGGCGAAGACGGCGGCCGGGTCTGGCTCGAGCGGTACGCCGACCGAATCCCGGCGGCTCATCTCAAGTGGCTGTCGAGAGATGGTCAGACCCTTGACGGCGTTCAGCAACGGCTAACCGGCACCGCCGAACCACCCGACCCTATCCCGGCGAACAAGCTCCTACTCCTCACTCACGGCCGCGAGGGTGCCAACTTCGAGGGGTGCGGCCTACTCCGGCCGGCCTATTGGCACTACCGATCCAAGCAACGGATCTCGAATCTACTTCAGATCGGGGTCGAGCGGTGGGCGGTGCCGACCCCAGTGGTCAAGGTGAATCGCGAGGCAGCTGAGGCCGGAGGGTACAACCAAGAACAGGTCGAAGCGTTGATCGACCAAGCCGAGTCTCAAGCCCTTGCCTATGTCTCGGCCGAGTCTTCCTATCTGGTCGAGCCGAGCGCCGTCGTCTCCTTCGAGTCGTATGGGGCCTCGGGCGAGCTGAACGTCGGAGGGGTCGAGGCGGCTATCGCCATGTGTGACACCCAGATCGCGACGTCGATGATGACTCAGATGGTCAACCTCGGAGTCACCGACACCGGGTCGAGGTCGGTCGGCGAGGTTCACGCCAACCTCTTCAGAAGATCCTGTGTCAATCTACTCGACACAGTCTCGAACGCGGTCAGCGGACCTGACCGGGCCGGAGGTGGCACCATCGGCCGGCTCGCCCGGTTCAACTTCGGAGCTCACATCAGACCGGCCCAATTGCCTCGGCTGGTTCACACTGGGCTCGACTCGGATCAGCTGGCCGAGTCCCTCATCAATCTACCGGCACTGGTTACCGGCGGACTACTGACACCCGACGACGAGCTCGAGTCAGCGATCCGACAGCGGATCGGGGTGACCTCCGAGTTGACTGAAGAGAATCAGCGGAGCGCGCTCGAGCGGACCTCGGCGGGCATGGGTGCCGGCGCGGCGCCGACCGCACTCGCCGAGCAGTACATCAGACTACGAAGGGGGTTGAAGCATGCCTCTACCAAATGAACACAGCGCCAGGCAACTGCCGCCCAACCAGTTCGACAAGGTCACGCTGAAGCGGCGGACCGGCGACGGTGGGATCGTCATGATCGTCGGTCGATTGGCATCAACTAAGAAGTACGCGGTCCAGACCGTTCGATGCGACTCGACCCGGTTATCGGTCGGCGACTTTCGGCAGTGGCTAGTCGGTCACAACTACCGGACCGATCAGATCGTCGCCGCCAAGAAGCTGTCGGAGATGAAGGCGGTCGCCTACTCCGAAGTGGTCACCGGCGACCGCGACGTCGAGGTCAGCGTCGACGATGACTTGACGGTCGGCAAGCCCTTCAAGACATTGGCTTGCGGCCCGATCTCATCGAGGATGACCGGCGAGGAGATCGGGGTCATCACTCCGGATCTCATCAAGGAGTTGGTCAGGGTCTACCATGCCCGCCGAGACCTCGACCCGGTCATCATTGACTGGTGTCATGCCTCGAGCGATGACCAGGCGCCCATTGAAAACACTATCTCACTCGGTCAGATCGTTGACATGTATATCGAGGCCGACTGCCTTTGGTGCGTGCCGGCCTATTCTGATCGGGGCCAAAAGTTGGTCAACGAGTCGTCACCACTCTGGTCTAGTCCGGAGTTCCTTCAAGGCGACGTCTATGATCGACGAGATGGATCTCGGGTCGGCAACGGTCAGATCCTCGCCATCTCATTGACACCGAGACCGCAACAAACGGTCGACAAACTAACCAAGATCACACTAAGTGAGGGACCTATGGAGAATGAGAACATGGCGGCCGGGGCGAGCGATGCCTCGGAGGTCGAAGCGATCCGAGCCGAGAAGGAAGCCTTGGAGGCTGAGGTCGAGCGACTCCGATCTGAGCTCGAGTCGATGAAGGCTTCGGCGATGGCCGAGGGCGAGACCGCCGAAGAAGATGAGAAGGATGAAGACAAAGTCGAAGCGGCCGAAGAGGTCGTCGAGGAAGATGAGGAGAAGGAAGAGGTGAAGCTTCGCGAGCGCATCCTACTCTCCGAGCAACAAGGCCAGATCAAGCGGCTAAGTGATGAGCTCGCGAGCATCCGCCGAGACCAGAAGGCGGAGCGCCGGCAGGCGAAGATCCGACAGCTCTGTGAGCTCGGCAAGATCTCACCCGCCGAGGTTGGGTCGGCCGAGCGCCTATACAATCTCGACCGGAAGTTGTTCGCCGAGATGTTTGAGACCCGGCCGGCGAACAGCGCCGTCAACCTCTCCGAGTTCGGTCATGGGTACGGAGCTCCCGAGCAACCGACCCGGGCCTCGGTGGATAAGAGTGTCAAGAAGTTGGCAGAAGACCGGTCGGTTGACTACGCGACCGCGCTGAAGTTGTACCGAGAGAATCATGCCGATGAGTACCTACAGGCAATGAAGGGAGGTCGGTAAGATGGCCGGTCAAAATGATCACAGGGTAGAGCGGACCTCTCTATGTAATGGAACCGTCGGCGAGTTCAAAGTCGTCAAAGGGGTCGCGGATGGCAAGATCGAGCAGGCGACCGCGGCGACCGAGCAGTCGGTTTGTGGGGTTGCTCAGGTCTCAGGTGTCGCCGCCGATAACATCCGGACGGTAGTCTTCGGGGTGACCACGGCCATCGCCGGCGCCGCTTTGGATTCAACCAACGCCGCCGACTTCAATCTGATGGTCGATGCCCAAGGGCGCCTGATCACTTGGGCCGGCGGCGCCGGCACCGAGTATTGTGTCGCTCAATGGGTGCCGAGTGCGGCCCAACCAACTGCCGCGGCCGACGATCAGATCTCGGTCATGTTCACCGGCACCATCGGCCACCGGGCCTAAGGAGTAAAAGATCATGCCAGGTTATTCATCATTTCATCCAGTCGACGAGATCTTATCTTCGCTGGCTCTTTCGGCCGTGCCGAGCGACAATCAGCTGATTGCCGATCAGGTACTCGAGCCGATCAACATTCCCGAGCGAAGCTTCACCCTTCTCATCGAGAACACCCGAAACTTCATGGGCGATGCCTCGAAGGGTGCACTTCGGGCACCGGGCACACCTCGCGAGCAGATCGCCAGCTTCGCCCGAACCAACACGACCGGCAAGGCGAACATCTATGGCCTCGAAGATTCCATTCCGATGGAAGACATTCGAGACAGCCAGTTCCCTGGATCTGAGGAAGAGCGACTCGCCCGAAAGGTCGGCCGAGCTCTGAAGATCAAGAAGGAGAAGCGGGTCGGTGACCTCCTCTTTTCCGCCGGCACCGGTTGGAACACAACCAACATCGGGGTTGTGTCCACCGCTTGGAACGTCGCCGGCGGCGAGCCCCTGACCGATCTTCAAGAGGCATACGACCGCGCCTTCGCCGGCGCCCATGGCATCCCCCCCGATACCTTGGTCATCGGTTACAATGCCTTCAGGGCCATCTGCCGCAACCCAGAGGTGAGGTCATACGTCGGTTCATCGGCGGCAGGCATCGCCGCGGGCAACCAGATCCTAACTCATGAAGCGGCGCTTCAAGTGCTTCGAGATGTGGTCGGCGTGCCCAACGTCTTCTTCGCTCCGGCCCGATACGAGTCAGCTGTGCCGGGTGCGGCGAGCTCCGAGTCGTTCATCTGGAACAATGAGTCAGCTTGGATCGGTATCCTTCGGGGTTCCGACGCCATCGTCTCAGCGACCGGCGCGGTCAAGCTCATGCCTTTAGCGATGGCCGACTTCCAATTCGAGCCGACCAAGGCGGGCCAATACGACTCGCTTGATCTCGTCAACCGGTTCGTCTGGGCTGAAGAGTCTTGCACCGAGAAAGTTCTCGACACCAACTTCGGCGAGCTGCTGACGAATACTCTGTGATGGATCATGGCGTGCACTTGCGGACATACGATCAGACTATCCGAGACCGGAGATCGGAAGGCGAGCCGAGAGCTCAGTCAGCAGATCCGCAATGCTCGCAACCCTGCCGAGCGTGACCTACTCAAGAGTCAACGGGCGATCCTCGACAGCGAGATCAAGACGACGAAGGTCTTCCGATCATCGGTCGAGGACGCTCGGCGCTCCATCGTATCCAGTCTCAGATCAGTCGAAGGGCAGCTGCCCAACCTACCCCGAGATACCATCCGCCGGATCATCCGCGGATCTGGTCTCGATCGAGCGATGCTCGCGACGGTCGAGACCGGCGTCTCATCGATGCTTCCTCCAGTCTACCAAGGTATCTCGGCCGGCGTCGGTGACCTCGACGAGCTCATGACACTTCAGATCGAGGCGGTCGACTACACCGAGACTCAAGCGCTCGTCGGCGACACCATCGGATCACTATTCGAGGATAGGGTGTTGCCCACCTTCGAGGGTACGATCAACGCTCACGTCGCCAACGCTGATCTGACCGGAGATATCCGAGAAGCGATCAACAACATCGATGCACAACTCGCCCAAAACATAACGACATTAGCCACTGAGGCGAGGACCAAGGCATCGGCCCTATCACGGGCCGCGACTCAGATGAGCGCTCGCCTCGCCGGCCTCACATCTCAATTATATTCGGGAGTGGTCGACGGTTTGACTCGGCCATTCTGTCGGGAGATCGTCGGGATCGTCTTCACCGAAGAGCAGATCACTCAGCTTGATAACAATCAGAATCTACCGGTCGCCATCTACGGAGGCGGCTATAACTGCCGGCATGGTTGGGCGCCGATCTCCGAGGGGATAATCGAGCGGCTCG